GGTTACGACTCCTGGAATAGCCCGGCCTGGGTAGAGGATATGGAGATTAGGTTGGGCTATGAGCGAGGTAAGAACCTANTCCCGGTGATTATGGGTGCCAAAACACTCTCAGCACCTATGAAAGAGCTCAAAGCCGATCTTTGCAGTAAGCGGGTCAACTACGGGAATAATCCCGTTTTGAAATGGGCCTTGACTAATCTGTCTGTTGAAGTCGACAAGAACGAGAACATCCGGCCCGTGAAGGGTCAAAACAAGCGCCAGCGCATCGATCCTGCGGTGGCCCTGATTATCGCATATACAGTGCTCCAACAAAAACTTGAGGACTATCGCGCACTCATCTAAGGAGGTGACCCGGTGGAACAGCGCAATTGGTTGCAGCGGCTATTTGGACGCTTCCTTGGCCGCCGCACCGGGCTCACTCAAGTGAAAGTCATGGCCGGCTATACGCCCATTTTCACGCCTTGGGGCGAGCGGCCATATGANGCTGACGTTGTCCGTGCTGCGGTGGACGCCATTGCCCGTAACGCAGCTAAGCTGAAGGCCAAACACATCCGCCGTGTCAATGGCGAGGTCATCCACGTCAAGAACAGCGACATCGAGCGGGTGTTGTCCCTCCGGCCCAACCCAAAGATGTCGGCCTACGACTTGCTGTACAAGCTGGTCACGACGCTGATGATGGATAACAACGCCTGGGCCTATCCTGTTTGGGAGGGTGGGCGGCTTGTGGCTGTGTACCCGGTCAACTGCGTATCGGCGGAGCTGTTAGAGGACAGCGCCGGAGAGTTGTACGTGAAGTTCTATTTCGCGGAGAGCGGTACGGTCGTGCTGCCCTACAGCGACGTCATCCACTTGCGCCGGCACTACTATAACAACGATTTGCTTGGGTCACCCAACCAGCCCATCAACGCCACGCTGTCTGCAATTCACACCACGAATGAAGGGTTGGCGCAGGCGGTAAAGACGAGCGCCGCGCTTCGGGGTATTCTCAAGTTCCAAGGTATGCTCAAGGAGAGCGACATCGAGGCCCAGCGCGAGCGGTTCGTCAAGGAATACCTGACGGTGTCCAACAGCGGTGGGATTGCGGCCTTGGATGCGAAGGCCGAGTACATCCCGCTGAACACCGAGCCCAGGATGATCAACGCGGCCCAAATGAGGGAGCTGAGGGACGCCGTATTTCGGTACTTCGGTGTGAACGAAAACATCGTCATGGGCAACTACACCGAGGACCAGTGGAATGCGTTTTACGAGAGCACCATTGAGCCGCTGGCCGTGCAGATGAGCCTGGAGTTTACTTCCAAGCTCTTTTCGGATCGAGAGATTGGCCACGGCAACGAGATCGTGTTTGAGGCAAACCGGCTGCAGTATGCCAGCGTGAGAACGAAGCTGGAGCTCGTCCAGCTTGTTGACCGCGGCATCATGACCCCGAACCAGTTGGCGGAGGTCTTCAATCTGCCGCCAGTTCCTGGCGGGGACGTTCCGATTCGCAGGCTGGACACACGGCCGGTGGACGAGACCGACGACTTGGATGACCTGGAAGCGGTCGAAGGAGGTGGAGATAATGCCACTACCGAAACCCAAGGAGGGTGAGGATAAAGACAAGTTCATCAACCGCTGCATGGCTGATGAGACCATGCGGGAGGAGTTCCCGGACGAATCGCAGCGGTACGCCGTCTGCCTCGCCCAGTGGAATGAGCGGGTGGCGGCGAGACCCCAGCGGGAAATCCGCATGGCCGAGCTGCGGGCCGTCGAACCGGCGGGTGATGCCAATGAGATGATCGTCGAAGGTCGGGCTATCGTCTACGAAAGTCCGACCGTGATGTACGAGATCGAGGGGAACAAGTACTACGAGGTTATTGCCCGCGGGGCACTGGAGGATGCCGACCTCAAGGACGTACCTTTTAAGTACAACCATAGCGACAGTGTCNTGGTGATGGCCCGTACTCGGAACAAGACCCTNGAACTTATCCCCGACGAGCAGGGGCTTTTGGTGCGGGCCAAGCTGGCTAACACGACGGCGGGTCGGGATCTGTACGAACTTATCAAGCGAGGCGACATCGANAAGATGNCGCTTCGCTTTTACAGTAGCGGAGGACTCCTATGACAGGGATACCCGCACCCGTAAGATCATCAAGTTTAAGCGTATCTGGGACGTGTCGGCGGTGGATACCCCGGCGTACCCGGATACCTACATCAGCGCGCGGCACTACTTCGAGGCGCAGGCGGAGGCCGAGCGCCAGGCCGCGGAGGCGGCCGAGAAGCGGCGTCGCAAGCTGATCATTCAGACCTATTTGTAAGGGAGTGTGAAAACATGAACTTGCGGAAGAGATTGCAGGAAATCGAGGCTCGTAAGGCCGAGATTCGCGGCTTGCTGGAGAACGACGGAAATGTTGACTTGGACGCGTTGGAAAAGGAACTGAAGGGGCTGGCTGACGAGGAAAAGGAGCTGCGCAGGCGCCTGGATGTGGCGGCTAGCATCGAGGCTGGGACGGCGCCCGAAGTCCGGGTGATCGATTCCACGTCGGTGCAGCAGGCCACTGTGGAGCCTCGTGCCGTTGACCGGTACGACACCATGGAGTACCGTCGGGCGTTTATGGACTACGTCACCCGGGGCGTCAAGAATGACATTCTCGAATTCCGGACCAATGAGACGACCTTGCCGAGTGACATCGGCGCCGTCATTCCCACCACGATCCTGAACCGGATCGTCGAGAAGATGGAGGAGACGGGTCGCATCTGGAGTCGGGTCACCAAGACCAGTATTCAGGGCGGTGTGGAGATCCCGGTTTCGTCTGCTAAGCCCGTGGCGACTTGGGTGGCCGCGGGGACGGTCGCTGACAAGCAGAAGAAGACGGTCAACACCACGATCAGCTTCAGTTATCACAAGCTGCAGGTCCGCGTGGCCGTCGAACTGGTGGCGTCGGTGGTAGCCCTGCCCATCTTCGAACAGACGATTGCCGACAACATCGCCGAGGCGATGGTCAAGGCGCTGGATGAGGCCATCATCTCGGGCACCGGCACCGGCACCGGCACCGTCCCCGGCCAGCCGCTGGGCATTATCAACCATACCAATATTATTCCGTCGACGCAGGTCGTTTCGGTCGCGCCGGAGGACTTCGGGAAGTATGCGACCTGGCCGGAGCTCTTCGCCAAGATGCCTCGCTCCTATCGCTCCGGTATGGTGCTGATCCTCAATGATGCAGACTGGCATAAGTACATCGTCGGCATGGTCGACAACACCGGCCAGCCTGTTGCCCGCGTGAACTATGGCCTGGACGGCTCCATCGAAGAGCGGTTCCTGGGCCGGGAGGTCATCGCGGTCGAGGACCTGCTACCGTCCATCGACGAGGCTTCCGATAATGACGTCGTGGCCATCCTGTGCCGCTTAGAGGACTATATGGTCAATTCCAACATGGCCATTACCTTCCGGCGGTACTTTGACGAGGACACTGATGAGTGGATCTCCAAAGCTACGATGATTGCCGATGGCAAGCTCGCCGACCCGAACGGGGTTGTGCTCATCAAGAAGGAGGAGGCCGTAGAGGAGGCCGTATAACGGGCGATCGATTTTGACTGGAGCGCCGGGGTGTGATGTATCCCGGCGCTCTGGATTTTGGGAGGTGGGACTATGTACGAGGCAAGAGTGATACACCGCTTCCGCTGCAAATTGACTCGGCAAATCTATGAGCCGGGAGACACCTACCGCGCCAAGACCTGGGAGCGCCTTGTAGAGCTTGCGTCGCTCGATCCTCCACGCGTCGAACTGCCGGACGAGGAGCCTGAAAATGCCAGCGCCCCGGAAGCGGCAGAGGCAGAACAGGCCGTGAAGCCACGCAAGCGGCGTCGGAGGTGATTCCATGGCCCTCCTTGACGATGTGAAGCAGCCCTGCGGGTCAGCGGTGCTGCCTTGGATACCGAAATTCAAGACCTAATTGACGCGGCCAAGGCCGACCTGGCACTATCGGGTGTGCACCCGGATAGGATCGTTGATACCGACCCGCTCATCAAACGTGCTATCACCGTTTACTGCAAGGCCCATTTTGGCTATGAGGAACCGGCACAAGCGGAGCTATTCATGCGAAGTTACAACGCCCTAAAAGCTCACCTTGCTTTATCGAAAGAATATATAGAGGTGTCGGGGCCATGAGAGCCGATATGCGGAATAAAATAACCATATTGGCATTACAGCCGGGATATGATCCAGAAGGTGAACCTATCGATGAATGGAAACCGGTTGAGGGATTAACCGACCTATGGGCCAGCAAAGAGCCGCTGTTGGGCAATGAGTTTTTTGCAGCGGAGCAGGCCCAAAGCAAGGTTGAAGTTAAGTTCCGGACCTACTATGTACCAGGCGTTAAGAATGAAATGCGAGTACAGGATGACGAGGGCATCTATGAGATTCTGTCAGCTATCAACGTCAAGAATCTCAACCGCGAGCTTTTGATGTACTGCAAGAAGGTGAAGTGATGGCAAAGCGGGTCAAGTTTGAAATCGAAGGCATGAAAGAACTGGAACAGACAATCCGCAAATTAGGCAAGCTCCCACAGAAATGCGTTACTAAAGCAGCTAAGAAGGGGGCACAAATTGCATTACAAGCGGCAAAACAAAAGGCCCCGTTTCTAACAGGGGCCCTGGAAGAGGGCATAATCCTGAAAGCGGAAAAAACGAAGAAGAAGGGCAAGAAAGTATACCAAGTCACGATGAATCCTGCAATGAATGATGTGTTTGTGAAAACCACGAAAGACGGCAAGAGATATTATTATCCTGCGTCGCAGGAATATGGTTTTATAACAAAAAATGGCGGCTATGTGCCGGGCTTTCATTATTTGCGCGATAGTCTCGTGGACAACAAAGAACGAATCGAGAAAACTGTTGTTGATGTGTTGGCAAAAGAAATTGACAAGCTGAGGTGATTCTATGACCTTTGAGGCGGCGCTGAGGGCCGAACTGGTAACAATACCCGACTTACAAGATAAGGTGTTCCCGATGCGCGCACCAGAGGGTACGGAAGCACCTTATCTTATTTACACAACTACGCTGGGAGACTACGACAAGAGCCTAGAGGGATGGCATAAGAGCAAAGGGGTGACAGTTGAGCTTAACGTAATCCATGCCCGGGCGGCAGATGTCAGGAGTCTGGCCGCTCAGGTTATGGTGTTAGTGATGGGATTTGAGGGGCGGCAATTAGCAAGCACCGGACCTCTTATTGACGAGATTATTTTTGAGGGTGAAGGTGTTGAGCTTTACGAGGCTCAGGTGGATTTATACCGCAAGGTAATCAGTTTCAAAGCATATTTCGAGGAGGAATAAAACATGGCAAAAAGAGCATTGGGAACAAAATTATTAATTGGTGAAACAACCCCTGTAGAAGTAGCGGGCTTGACCAGTATCGGTGGGCTTGAACTTTCGGCTGATACCATTGACGTTACAACTCTTGCTTCTGATGGTGGTTATCGAGAGTTTATTGCTGGATTTAAAGACGGCGGAGAAGTATCACTTGAAGGATACTTTGAGCCAGAAACCGGAAAAGGTCAAAAAGAACTGTATGACCTTTTTGAAAGCGGAGAAACAGAAAAATTTAAAATCCAATTCCCGAACAATATGGCTAGCTGGGAATTTGATGGTGTTGTAACAGCTTTTTCTACCAGTGCAGATCTGGAAGACCCGCTTGCATTTTCGGCGACCATCAAAGTGTCAGGCAAGCCTACTTTAACTGTGCCGGCAGATTCTGTGCCGGCAGATTGGTAAGGCAGGAGCAATCCTGCCTTATCTTTCATAAAGAGGGGGATGATTATGGGTTATTACCCTATTGAGCTAGATAAAATGCGTAATTTCCGCTATGGTATGAAGGCGCTACACCTGATTGAAAAAAAACTTGGAAAGCCGGTTGCGAAGATTGACATGGAGAACTTAACAATGGAGGATGCTGCCGTAATAATATGGGCTGGTTTGCAACATGAAGACAAAGACCTCACGCCTGAAAAGGTTATGGATCTGGTGGACGAGTATTCCAATTTGCAAATAGTGCTTGTAGCCATGAGTGAGGCTTTAGCCGGGGCATTTGGGACTGGCGAGAGTAAAGACGAGGACGGGAATGAAGGAAAAAACGTGAAAAAGGCAGCGGGGAAGAGTTCAGTATAGACAGAGCTCTTGAACTCGCTGCCTTTCTGAATATTCCAGTCAGCGAATTTTGGGAAATGACACCTTCTGAATTAAATATTTATGCTCGAATTCATAAAGATAAGAGTCTTGAAGAGACAAAAGAAAAAGTGACATTGGCGTATCTAACAGCATTATGGACAATTCAGTGGCTAGGTAAGAAACATCAACAGCCACGGCCTTTGAGAGAAATATTGGCCAATATTGGTAGAGAAAGAAAAGTCATGACAGATGAGCAGATGCTAGAACGGGTTAAGCAGCTAAACGCACTTTTAGGCGGGGAGGTGAAGGTGGTTGGCAATAGTTAAAAACTTAATGGTAAGATCGGGCGCCGATTTCTCGGCCCTGTATAAAGAGATGCAAGCCGCTCAGAAGCGCATGAACTCATTCCAAAAAGGCATGAAAAAGGCTCTGGCTGGGCTAGGTGCGGTGCTTGGCGGCCTTGCTGTGGGCAAGCTGATAAAAGACAGCACGCAAATGGCAATGGGTGTTGAAGCAGCCATTGGAAATATCAACCATAACATGAAGGGTGCCGCAAAAGCTTTTCAGGATTGGGTGGAGACACAGAGCAAGTCCTTAGGCATGGCCAAGGCTGATGCTTATAATTACGGTTCTATATTTTCTAACTTGCTAAGCAGCTTCACCTCCAGCGCCCAAGAAACCGCCGATCAAACACAAGAGCTCATGAAAGCTGCTGCTATTATTGCTTCAAGAACCGGCAGGACATATGATGACGTAGCAAATAGAATTCGCTCAGGTATGTTGGGGAGCACAGAGGCGATTGAGGATCTAGGCGTATATGTAAACATATCAATGTTGGAAAGCACCGAGGCTTTTAGACGGTTTGCTGGGGATAAATCTTGGGCGCAGCTTGACTTCCAAACACAACAGCAAATTAGGCTGGCTGCTATTTTAGAACAAACATATAAACGATATGGTGATACTTTAGCAGATACTACACAAACAAGACACGCTCAACTAATGGCAAGCTTGAAGAATATTCAATTATCATTAGGGCAGGCATTTTTACCTATCTACAATGCGGTGCTTCCAGCATTGACAGCGATGGCTAATGCGATAGGTAGAGTAGTCAATCTTATAGCTCAATTTACAACTGCGCTTTTTGGCGCACCAAAACAGGCTCAAGCACAAGCGACAGCCATACAAAGTCAGGCAAGCGCTATGGAGGATTTGGGTGCAGCCACCGCAGGAACCGGTAAAGCAGCGAAAAAGGCTGCGAAAGATGCAAAGGGAGCGTTAGCGCCTTTTGACGAGATAAATCAATTAGCTGATAAGACAGGGGCTAGCTCTGGAGCAGGCGGAGCAGGTGCAGTTGGTGGCGGTGGCGGAGCCTCAATAGAGATGCCTACCATGGATACTGGCGGGTTTGCTAGCAGTGTTGTTGAGGTATCTGAAAAAGTAAAGCAGTTTGCGGATAAAGTAAAAACGACATTTTCAAAAATAAGGGACTTTATCGCCAAAAATAAGACAGCTATCATAAGCGCACTTGCAGGGATAGGTGCAGCAATAGCAACTTATCTTATTGGTGCAAATTGGGGCACTATTGTAACAGTTGTAAAAGCTGCTATGACAAAAATAGGAACAGCAATAGCAGGTATTTCGCTGCCAATTCTTGCGGTGGCTGCTTTAATCGGTTTAATTGTGGCGGCCGTTGTAGACTTATGGCAAACAAACGAAGAATTTAGAAATAAAGTTATCGAGGCTTGGAACGGGATAAAAGACACACTGCGCAATATATGGGAAACCATATTAAAACCAATACTTGACGCCTTTGTGGATATGCTACTCGATATTTGGAACAATGGCCTAAAACCATTATGGGGCAAATGGAAAGAGTTTGTAAAACAGATAGTGCTCCTGATGACTGATTTATGGAATGGCATGAAGCCAGTTATCGATTGGGCGGTCAAAACATTTGGACCTGCTATTGTAGAAGTTTTTAAGTATGTGTTCAATACTATTAAGAACACTGTTATGTTGATAATCGATGTGGTAGGCAGTTTATTAAGCTCATTTACTGGCATTGTCAATGGCATTAGACAAATATTTAAAGGTTTAATTGATTTTATAGTCGGCGTATTTACCGGCGATTGGCGGATGGCCTGGGATGGTATAAAGTCCATATTCAGCGGTGTAAAAACTGCAATATCCAGCGTTTGGACAGGAATCAAGTCAATTTTCAGCACCATCATTAACTATGTAGAAAGTACATTTAAGAACGCTTGGAGCACAGCCTGGAATAGCATAAAAACAATATTTAGCAATGTATTTAATAGTTTAAAAGGGATTGTGAAAGCTCCTTTGAACTTCGTTATAGATGCTGTAAACAAAGTTATTAGAGGTATAAACAGATTTAAAATTGACATACCTGATTGGGTAGCATCTTTGGCTGGGGTAAAAGGCGGAAGCATTGGTTTTAATATACCGACAATCCCACGGCTTGCACAAGGCGGAATAATCACATCTCCGACCATAGCAATGGTAGGTGAAGCAGGAGCCGAGGCGGTCTTGCCCTTGGAACGCAACACTGGATGGATGGACACGCTGGCGGCGAAGATAGCAGCTGTTATATCAGGCCAGAGCGGCGGCGGGGTAGACGGTGACAGGCCGATAATAATCAACCTAAGCATAGACAAATCAGTCCTGGGTAAAGTAACTGCCAAATCCTTGCGAGAGCTGCAGCGGCAGTCCGGGGTCACAGTAATTCCGGTTTAGCTTAAAGGGGGATAGTAACTATGCTCAAAATAAACGGGGTGGCAATTGCCGCCCCTTCTGTTTTCCAGGNAGACATAGCCGATATCGATGGCGAGACTCGACGTAACGCCAGGGGTGATCTGATTCGTGATCGGGTTGCGGTGAAACGTAAGTTAAACTGTGAGTGGCCGCCCTTGACTATGGGTGAAATATCGACTTTGCTGCAGGCGGTGAAAGATGTTTTTTTTCAGGTGACATACCCGGANCCAATGACCGGGAGGACAGAAACAAAAACATTTTATGTCGGTGACAGGTCTATGCCCCTGCTGCTGGTAAAGGATGGACAGTATCTNTGGAAGGGCTTGAAAATGAACTTTATTGAAAAATAACAAAAACTGGGAGGTAACTAAAGATGTCAATGACAGAAGCGTATCGCAACGCAATCGCTAATCACGGTGCAACTCTTATTACCCACATTGGGCTCGTGGATGAAAACGGCGACGAGCTCACCGGTGGTGATCCCGCTTACGCCCGGCAAGCTGTAACGTGGGAGCAGGCTGATGATGGGGAGATCCGCCCCACTGACGATCTGCCATTCAACATTCCTGCCGGCGCAACCGTGGCTGGGTGGCGAGGCTATTCAGCCGCTACAGGCGGTGTGGACTATGGCGGAGCGGAGTTATACCCAGTATACTACGAGGATCAAGGATTTTATTTGCTATTGGCAGATAGGACCGGGATTAAGCATCTAGCACAAGAATAGAGGGAGTAACATGGCAACCCCAGAACAGTACTTTACCTTTGACCCGCAGACCCAAACCATCACTGATTACGACATCGCCGGCGGTACGGACGTCGTTATCCCTGCGACCATCGGCGGTGTGCCGGTGCTGCATATTGGCCCGACTGCCTTTTTCGCGAAGGGGTTGACCAGCGCCGTTATTCCCGAAGGCGTGCTCACGATTGAGGACGGGTATGTAGATATCTCAGACCCCTTCTCTTCTTATGGTGCTTTTGCGGCGAACTCAGAGCTGACTAGCATAACCTTTCCCGACAGCCTCACCCACATCGGCATCGGCGCCTGCGCTCTAACGGGCTTGACTTCTGTAAACACAGGCGACGGGGTTATAACGATCGCGGACTTTGCCTTTACGGAGTGCGCATCGCTTGAAAGTCTGACCCTCGGGCAGAGCGTGGAGAGCATTGGCTTCGGCGCGTTTTTTGGTTGCGCCTTAACGGAATTTACCGCCCCGGACAGCCTGCGTTTTATCG